TCAACATGTTATGCGTCTTTAGTTCAGTACAAAGATAAGATATTATAAACTAAAAAGCAAATGTTTTACTTTATTTAGTTTTTGATTTTTTTTACGTATTTCGCCATATATTTGGTCGGAAACAGCTTCATATCAAACAGCCATTTGATAATCAGAATGACCGTTTCGCCAAAGCTGTCTACCGGATTGTGAAAGGAGATTAAAGTCTTCTCCCCATGCTTGGTCTTACGGGTATAGGACAGATTATACACGTATGTCCCCTTACTTATGGTAAATGAGTATGTATAACCATCATCATCCACAATAAAGCCGGGAATCATGTCTATCAGACGCATCATACTCCAAAGAGGTATGTCACGTTCCTCGTCGTGCAAGGTCAAATCTGCCGTCCGAGGGTCAATACCCAATCCAAGAAGCAATTTGGACTGCATGACAGTAGTAGAGTTTGTATTGAACATGTTCATAATCTCATTCTTTAATTAGTTTCATCCATTTATCTGAATCACACTCGTAAAAAAGATTGCATCCACGATAGCTTTTCCGAATACCCAAGCAAACACGGATAATAATTGACTTGGTAATGCCCAGTCTGCGAGCCATCTCCGTAGCGGAAGGGTAGTGACCCACAATACGACCGTCCTTAATGACTATTACAGCCTTCTGAAAATGAGGCATCTTGGTAGAACCGTCAGCTATCCTCTTTTTCATAATCTCCGACAGCTTCTTCTTAGTTTCCTCGGAACAAGGTCGCCCTCCAAATCTCAATCTGTGACCCTTGTTGAACTGCCCCTTGCAATTCCGGTCACGGTAAATAGGTTCTAAATATAACTCCATATCATTCTCTTAAATAGTCTTCAACATCAATACGACCCTTCTTGCACTCCGAACCGGAAACAATCAAGCTATCCAAAAAGGTTTCGCCATCGTCAAAGTGAAACGTCACAGATACGTCCCCGACCTCTATGTTGTCACTCGTATTGTCGTTCCCGTATATAGCCTCTTGGCAAGCCTCAATGTAGCGGAGGCACTGGTGAAGGTCTATAGCTTGTTTAAAACTCAAATTCATAATCAATCCAATAACATCTTTACCAACAATCCAGTATAAGCACTCGCAAACAACGCCATTTCCAGCCAGAACAGCCACTTCTTCTTAAGCAGCATGACAATGCCAAACGCAAAGAAGAAAACACAAGGGACATACCACATACCGGAAAACAGCAGCCACAAGGTAGTACCCAGTCCTGCTACTATAGTCCCACCGAAGTGAACCTTTCTCTGAAACTCCTCCTTGAACAGAGGGGCTGTACCGACAAACATCAGACCGCCACAAGCCAAGAAAGAGAGAAACTGAACACTCTCAGAGGACAATTCAAGCCATACGGGAACAAGAAGCATAGGACAGAGAACCATAGCAAGCTGAAACAGCCAAGAAGGACGGCTCTTCTCCTTCAAAATGTAGTAGGTGTCTGAAAGCGATGCAGGCAGTCCGCATACCTTCAAAGCATAACCAATGTATGCTACAAGTGTTAATAAAGATAACAGATATAAATATGTCATTTGTTAACGATTTTAATATTATCTCAATGCAAATATAGGAAAAATTTCTCTAAAATGTAAACTTTTATTGCTGTTTTACAACATTGTGCTGCAAACTTTCACCAATATTGTCGGGATTAAACTTGTGGAAAGGTACAATGAAGGGAAATTTATCCTTAGCAAAGCCATAAGTACCTATCTTCCAGTTAGCAAGAACCGAAACTGGCTCGTCACTACAGTAAAAAACATAGGAATTATCAGTTAACTCATAAGAGATGGGACACAACGTATTGTTCTCCTCGTCGTACTTGAATCCACGAGAAGCCCAATGCTCAAACGCAACATCCTCAAGAACACGATACATTCCCTTGTCGGAATAGCAATAAGCAATTTTACCATCACCGTCCAAGTAGCTGAACACAACCGTGAAAACACCCGAAACATCTGTAAAAGCATCCACAAAGTAGTAAGTGGGAACACCGCAATCGTACTTAACCACAATGTCACCACAGAAAAACTTATTCTTCTCGCGGAGAAAGTCTGAAATAGAACGAATAGTACAGCAATTAGCACCTATGACATAGGAATCTTCAACCCAATAAGAACGCCATTCGTCACCTTTGTTCACAACATAAAGCTCATGATGGGATTGCTCGTCAACAAACACCCGCCTCGCCTCACAAATCACATGGTCGCAATGGTTCACAAAGATGTGGGAAGAGCCTATCATCAAATCCGAATATTCACAAACAATATCCTTAGCATCTAAACAATGCAAGACAAGGCTATTATCCGAATCAACGCCAGATATAACGTACTTATGCCCATTAACCGACAAGGGATAACCATTCAACCACTTGCCAGCAGCAACGTTGAAATGCTCACTACGCTTCATAAATAAAATCTCCTTTCATATCATTCAAGTTTTTAGTTAAACAACACCGCAAATGTACTAACTAAATTCTGAAATCCAAATTATAGAAGCGAAAATTTTAATTTTATTTCGGGTGGACGATAAAATACTTAGGTTCGTGGGTAAAATACGCAAATAAACGTTGCATAAATACAAATCAAGCATACTACCAGCCAAACCAATATCCAAGATTCTAAAAAACACGATTTCGGGGGAATTAAAATCATCAGTAGGCAAATACACTACACCCACGGACAATACTTCCCGAAGTCGGAATCACGACAACGGCTGAATATCAGACACTTACAACATTTATCCCCAATACGGCAATTTACATAGCGGCTGATAATCAGATGTTTAGCCACGGACTAAATTTATTTTTTTTATTTTTTTCGGAGTTAGGCTATGTGTACCCCACCATTTCCGGCTACGGTTACCCCCCCCCGTACCCTATTGAATGATTTTCGCCCGTATTGCTTGTTTGTGGGGGGACTGAGGAACGAACGAAGCACGGATGAACGTTGCATGCCTCAAACAATTACGAAGGCTTAAACGGGCTGAATATTTAAACCAAACATCCGTATGCAAAAAATATTGCTTCGTTCCCTTGCGTTATGTGAGTGTGTGCGCGTGCCCATGCGTGATTATTTAAACAATTAGGCTTTATATAATTCAATATAACACAAATTAGATATAATTATATAATATACATCACAAGTTAAGTATATTAATATTATATAATATATATATATATCTATGAGATTAATATATATCGTGTGTGTGCATGTGCCTGCCTATGTGTGTGCGTAGTTGTCTTGCGAAGCAAGTACAACCGCATGCGCGTAAGAAGTATATATTATTGCTCTCTCATATCTCAGCATTGATATAACGCTATATAGAGCGCACGCCCGGATGTGCGCTTGTTGTGTGGGTGCAATTATTACGTAGCTTGCAGTGGCGGTTGTGCCTTGCACGGAAGTTTCGTTTGCGTCGCTCGTAGCTGCTTACCCGCATGAAGGCTGGAAAGAAGGGGAGGTTACGAAGTTCGGGAACTGGAAAAGTAGGGCTTTCTGTTTTTAGTGGCTACTTGTTTTTTTGGTGTTGTTTTCCTTCATTATCGGCTGTTTTATGTAAATATTTGTGCAATTACGTACTTTATATGTGAACGAGGGTTAAAATACGATAGTTGGATATATTTTTAACGTTTAATTAACATATATATCAAAATAAAGCCGTATATTTGTAATGTCAAAAGGGAACAAGGAGTTCAACGAAGACAAAGCGCTGTTTGAAAGAATTACATACTGAAAAAGCGTTGACGCATGAATAGTTGCACCAGATAACATTACATGCGAAGGTAGGCGCTGTAAGATATTGATATAGTATTAAGCAAGTGCAATAAACGTAATTGCAGCAAGTATGTAGGAGGTCGTTACCTATACACTACTTAGCTATATCAGAATAAAATGATATGAAGGAGGCGCGGGAAATAGGATATAAGCCTATGGATATAGGGCTATGATATATAGCTGTTATCTGATAGCCATCCGATTTTCCCGTACTTCGCTGTAATGCAGCCTAAGACGGTTACAAGCCCGTGTAAATGCAGAGTACAGAAATTGAAAATCAATCACTTAAAATATAGAGTTATGAATACTTACAATTATTTAGAAAGCGTAAAAGAAGACGTTAAAAACTACATTAAAGAACATGCAATTGTAGTAACAAGTGGCAACCGCGAAGAAGTAGAGCAAGAATTGAATGATACACTATTTACAGAAGATAGCGTAACTGGAAATGCTTCCGGGTCTTATACATTCTCAACTTGGCAGGCGGAAGAAAATTTGTGCCACAACTTCGATTTGTTAACAGAGGCTTTAAGCGAGTTTGGTTACGATTTGTCATACTTAGAAAACGGTGCAGAGGCTTGCGACGTTACAATACGTTGCTATCTCCTTGGACAGGCAATTTTGGAGGTATTGGACGAAATAGAAGTAGAAGAAGAAACGGAGGACTAAGCTATGAGAAAGCAGCTAATAAATGATTTATCTAAATTAATTAAAACCTTAAAAAGTTCTAAGGACGAAAACGATATACTATTATTAAAAGACCTTCAAAAAATTAGGAAGGTATTAAGAGATGGCGGTGATGTATTGGATATTCAGAACGTTGCAAGGTGGAATTATTCGGCTTATTTTAACGTAGATTTGCCGGAAAATATGAGTTTAAAAACATACCGCGAAATTAACAATAACGATATATCAATTTTAAAGAATGTAATTATGAGAACAATGTTTATCCAAACAACGACGAAATATAGAGCTAAAAAATTGTGCCCGTTTACGCCGGATATTATTGCAACCGTTTGCGGTGGGTTTATGTGCTTATCTAACATGGAGGAAACAAAAATGAAAACTTATAAAATATCAGATATTAGCATATATCCTTTTTAACGAAAATGGAAAGAAATTTGTTGAAGAAATTAGAAGCTACTTAAATACGAATGAAAAGTTAACCGAAATAGTAGAACTTAAAAGTAAATAATTAAAAATTAAAATGATATGAAAAAGTTAGAAACATCTCAAATAATCGAAAACATTTTGACAAACAGAGTAATAACAGAGCGTGAAGTATTACTTTTGAAAAAACGGGCAAATAATGGTGATAATGAAGCTGCAAACTTTTATCCTGGTTGTGATATCGAAATAGAAGTAACAGAGGAACAGAGCGCGAAAATGAACTTGTATAAGACACCCACGGGAAAGGAACGAAAAAACAATCCGTTCGGTTATCGGGAAATGAATATA